GTACTTGATGATCTCGTCCATTGCGAACTCATACTCACGATCTAGTTCAACATCAGTCATTGTATCAGTGACTGACATGATGCGTGCTAGATAGGAGCATGTGCAATAGCCCATACGCTGATCATAGTCAAACCATTGATCCCAATTGGTCCATGGATTGTATGGATTGTCAATCGTGGTAAGCAGATAGTCTTTGGTATTAGCCATTGTCTGCCACCTTAGTCTTAGTAGTCACATTACGCTTCAGTGTATCTATTGATACGCCAAGCCTATCGGCTACTTCAGCCTGTGTGTAACCACGATTGAGCATGGACTTGGCCCTCGCAACAAGGGACGCCGACATAGCAACACCCTGTTTCGGAGTGGACAATTGCTTGACTCTGTTAGGATCCGCGTTTTGCAGGATCTGCTGAAGGGTATTCTTGCTGACGGCCCTATGCTGAATGGCTTCCCATTCCTTATCAGTGATGTCGACCAATTGCTTCTTGGCGCCCACTACAATACGGGCCTCATTAAGGCACCTGTTGGAAAGCTTTTTCAGATCGTCCTTTTCATATTCTGGATGAGCCGCCTTCTTGGCTTCGTACAAACTGTCCGAAAGAAGCTCGGCCTTGCGTTCCAAAGGAGCGTTCTTGAGAGCCGTATTGAGTTTGGCTTTCAAGGAACTGACCTCTGACGAGTATGTTTTTGCAGCTTGGGGATCATACTTGAACGAACCAGAATTCAAATACGATTTTCGGGCTTGGTTTGCCAGGGACTTCAGAGAATTTGCATAGTCGGCATAGACACCTTCCATCGCCGTTCCGGACGAAAGTTCGTAGGCATCCTTGGCAAGGTCCATCTTCACCGTTACCGATTCGGCTGGAACCTTCTTCCAAGAAATAACCTTTCCGTCCTTGTCCTTCTTGGCGGGAACAACTTTCTCTCGACCGGTTTCGACGTAGACTTTCTCACCTGTTTCAGGGTCGATCCATCCGCCTTCCTTGGCCGAACGAAGCTTACGTTCTGGAATGCGTTCAGTAGACTTGGATCTGGAAATAAGAGTGGATGCTCCACCATATTTTCCATCTCCTCGACTCTGCCACTTCTGCTTGAGAAGATCGATCTGATTGTCACGTTCGGACTGTTTCCAGTTCAGCTCGTGCTTCTCAGCATCGATGACCACCATCGAATGGCGGACCGCCTTCTCGATATCCTCCCAAGGAGCACCCTTGATGGTCATGTCCGTAATAAGGTTGGAGACGATACCCATCTCTCTTCCCTTTTCACGCTTCGTCATGACTCGCATACCTTCATACTTAGGATATGCGGTCTTTGGATCGAAGTTCTTCAGACCTTCAAGAGCGGATCGAGTCTTGATCTCGCCTCGGTTATTTGGAATAACCAGAACGTTGTCGCCATCAAAATCGGCGCCAGAGAGTCGTTCGGCCACCTTGGAATTGATACCAACGCAATCCTTGGATCCGCTAAGAGCCGCCCGAGCTTCCTTGTTGTTATTGTTGACCGTGAGCTCAGGAATTTCGAACTTTCCGCCATGCGGGAAGCGAATAAGAATCACCTTCTCGCCAGGTCTGAAGTTCGGAGCGTAGATCTCATTGTCCTTCAAGGAAGGGATCGGTAAAATAACCTGAGTCCTCTGACGAGGCATGGATGCGGCCTTCATATGAATTGCCGCTGAATCGCACTCATCAGAAAATGACTTGAGCAGATTGGCCTTGACTACTGGATTATCCAACGCCATTATCTCATCGTAGTCTCGCTGACGACGATCAAGATCAATGCCAAGTTGACGTTTGGCCAAAGAAATATCCTGCTTGGAAAGCATCTGGGAAGGAAGGCTTCTCGACCAATCATCCCAGTCGCCTTCGTCATTGACCTTATTGATCAATGATTGGTTCTTCTTCCCGGTCTTTGGATCGTCGTACTCATGCTGACCTTTGATCGGATCTATGGTGGCGCCAAATGGATTGCTCCAATCGACATCACCTTTTGTTCCATCCGGATTGGTCAGTCGCTTGAGCGGCTTCAATACCGAATTATCGCCGGTTCCCTCGATCGGAGTGCCCCGTTTCTTGTTCGTGTTGAATATGATGTCGACGCCATCCGGGAACTGATCCGGATCACCGTACATAGCCATACCTTTGAGGTAATGACTGTTGTCAACGTTGATGCGGACCTGTGCGTAATGAGAACCGCCAAGTTCGAGATCAGCCGCTCCCGGACGAATAAGCATGACACCATCACGTTCGGTTCCTCCGTCCTCAGCGTACACGACACCAAGACGCTTGGAATCGAGGGATACCGGCTTCTTGATTCCGACACCACCTTCATGAGGCTCGTCAAGGGACATGCTGATGTTCTTGATCTTGCTTCGGTCATTGACCAGATCTCGAACAGTCACATCAGGAGCAGCAAGGACCTTGACCGTGGTATGATTCGGACCACCCATCTTGGTGTAAATGTAATGGGTGGTGTAGCCTTCCTCCTCAAGCATGGCCACGGCAACCTTGAGCTTGTCCTGAGAATAGCCCAGATACTGCTCAACGCCTTTGCCGATGTCGACGGCTCCGTCCTTGCCGATGGTCTCTTTGAGATTGTTGGCGATGATGGTCGACGCATTGGCTCGAGCACGACTCGAAGGATTGAGAAGAGATCGAACCGTGGATTCGTTCACACCCATGATCTCACCGATCTTGGTGTTGGAATATCCCTTCTGCTTGAGCTCATAGGCTCGATGCTGACGCTGGGCAAGCTGCTCGTTATAGGCAATGGTCCTACGAGCACGAAGCTTCGTTGTAGTGATCCCCATGGAATCGGCGATCTCCTTTTCTGTGAGACCGGAATTCTTGAGATCCAAATATCGCTTGTAGAAGTCCTCGTGCTGGTAAGGGTCCTCACCACTGCCAAAAGGGTATCTTCCAGAACGGCGCTTGACACCAATGTGAGACAACGAGTTGGACTCGTCTTCCATCAACACGACCATGACGTTGCCTTTCCTGAAAATATCATCACCACTGCTCCGATTCCTCGGCACGCAGTTTGTTGATCAATTGATCGAAGTGTTGGATTCGATCCATGATGTGGGCGATCTCATCCGGGCTTACCTCTTCGTAAATATCAGCGTTCGGTCCAAGTTTGATGTACTTCGGATCGGCGTTGGTGGCGATCTTGATGTGATCGTTCTGATAGAGACGAAGGTCGAACTGAAGGTTCATCGGCTTGACTTTGTATTCAAGACAGAACAGCGAAGCGTAGATATACAACTGATCGAAGTGCTTGACTTCGCCGCTTCCGGTCTTGAGATCGAAGACGCGCAACAACTTCTTCTTGTCGTCATATCCGATGAGGTCTGCGGTGCCGAAACAGTTCGGCGAGAAATATAACACCACTTCGGGCGACATGCGATAGTGCAGGCCATCATTGACGAAGTCGTTCAACGTCAGATGGGTCTTTGGCAGAGCCACACGATGCTTGTTAAGATCGGCAGCAAGAGCATGCAGCTCGGTTCCGCGTTGCGCCGCAAGGGACGATCGGAACATATCGGCCATATGATCGTCATCGTAACGGAGCCAGGAATGCTTGCTGGCTCCCATGAAGGCATGAAGGCCCTCAAGATTGTGATGATCATTGAAACGCATCATGCTGCAACCTCCGTGGAAATATGGGACTCGGTCATGTGCTGTTGAAGCTTGTCGAGAATGTATTCCTCGTTCTCGGGATAGATGAACGCCGCGAACGAGTCGGCATTCATCTGAGCCACGTAATCATCCTGATTCGGCTGATGCTTAGCGTCAGCACTCTTCTTAACCTCAAGGGCGGCCCATCGATCCTTATACAAAACGAGAAGATCCGGGATCCCCTGAATATAGTTGGGATCGTTCTTCAGCACACGCGATCCTGGAAGACGTTTACCGATCTCCTTGATGACCTTTCGTTGGAAATCGCGTTCCAAACTCATGGTTCTCCTTTCGACAGAGAAAAAATAAGAGTGGAGGAACGGTACTGCCCGCAGAAAGGATTGCTCGGAAAATAAGGCAAACTCTTCCCCACTCTTACCTCTTTGTGCGATGTTTTTGTCGCGAGCCTACACCTACTCGACATAGGTCGGTTCCGGAACTGAATCGACATGCTCGAGATGCCATCCGTACCAGAATCCGTCAGGTCGCTTTAGCGCATTGTAGATCTCCTGATCCTTGCAACCGTAATGGAAGGCCATATGGGTCACACTTGGAAATATAAGATCCTTCTCGATGATGCGGACCGGTTTGTAGGCTTTGATGTTACGGGCGTCGTTCCAGCAGATATGCATGCCTCGGCATACGCCGTGGTTTCTTGGATGACCAAGAGCCTTCAGGACATCGTTGACGCTCGTTTCCAGAAAGATAGCCACCCTCTCTGGAGACGGATGGATCTCGTTAAGTTCATAAATATAGACTTCCTGGTTCTTGTCGTGATGTGACATGTTTTACTCCTTTACGTATGTGAGATGCTGACCATTGATCATCGGAACGTCTTCCTTCATGATCTGTGAAATTCGACCTTTGGTGATACCGAACCGATAGGCAAGATGGGTCATGCTCGGAAA